ATCTACATATTCTAATACATAAGCTAAACCACTGCAACCAGTGGTTTTCACTCCGATTCTTAGTCCTAATCCTTTGCCGCGTTTAGACAAATTTTGTTTAACTTTTTCAGCTGCTGACTGTGTTAAGGTTATCATGTTTGTCTTTATAGTCTGCAATAGCAGCCTTAATAGCATCTTCAGCTAAGATAGAACAATGTATTTTTACAGGTGGCAAAGCCAATTCTTCTGCAATAGCTGAATTTTTAATTGCTGCAGCTTCGTCTAACGTTCTGCCTTTAACCCATTCTGTGACAAGAGATGAACTAGCTATTGCTGAACCGCAACCATAAGTTTTAAACTTTGCATCGGTTATGATACCTGTTTTGTTGTCTACTTTGATTTGAAGTTTCATTACATCACCGCAAGCTGGTGCTCCAACCATACCAGTGCCAACGTCAATGTCGTTCTTATCAAAACTACCAACGTTTCGGGGATTTTCGTAATGATCTATAACTTGTGCACTATAAGCCATCAAATACTCCTATAGTATATTATACAGTATTAGTTTACTTTTGTCTACGTTTTAATGCTCGATCAGCCATTTTACTGACTTTTTCTTGAGGATTTTCTGCTGCTTTGGCAACATCATCAGGATTAGCTGCTGATGTTGCAATCGAGGTTTTAAATTTTACAGTTTCGGGTGTTATATTAGCCAATAATTCCTGCATTGCTTCATCTTCTTCATTGGCAGCGATCAAATCTTGATATTCTATATTTGTTAGACCAGTATTTCTAATATACCTTAAAATCATACTGGTAGGTAATTCGTCAGGAAGTTCATCGTCAAGAATTCTTTGATGTAGCAAACTCAGCGCAGTTACTATATCAGCTAAAGGCGCCGAGTCACTGATATCTTCACGAATAAAATCATGTGCTCGCATTAACGACGCTTTCTACCTAACTCTTCGTCGCCACCGGCTGCAACATCGGCTGCTGCAAATGCATCTTCTTCGCTGCCCATATCTGCAGGAGGCATTTGTCCAGGCATTCCGGGGGTTACTGGAGCTGCTGCCATGTCCATTGGCGCTTCAATTTGTTCTCCAGCTAATGATCTTGCACCATTGTCTAGTGCATCGCGAGCGCCATTTAAAGCGTCCATTAGTCCCTGAAGAGCTGATGTAACCGTATTTTTAAACTGGTCTGCTTGAGCAGTTCCTACTTGATCTCTGATTGTGTCTAGTAATGGTGGCAGTTCTTCATTTAACATTTTACTTGCATCAGTAATCATGTCTTGCACACTGTCAACCATGTCTTTGGCTGCCAGAACTGCTTCTGCAGTTTCCAATTCTCCTTCTACTAGATATTGTTGATTTTCTAGCCAAGCACCTAAACTTTCACGCACCATCAGCATTTCCATGTATTTTGGATTACGCTCAGCTGTGTGTGCGCCATAACTTTTACGAATATAATTTAGATTTTCTTCCAATGCAAAATACAATTTCTGTGCTTTAGGATATGAAAGTTTATCATAATCAATTTTAAAACCAAACCGACTCTCGATTACTTTATTAAGGCGCTTAGTTTTTTGTGGTGCTAGTTCTTTTAAATTCATAGTATCTTGTCCCAGATTTTCATATATTTAGCATTTGAAATAGTTTTTTCCAATTCTCGTTTTGCCAAGCTATATTGAGCTCGGGATTCCAAATATCTTGAAATCCAAAGCTCTCTTTTAAAATTATCTTCTGCAGTTTTATTTGAAATTTTCTTTGTATAAAATGTAATTTCGCTGTGCATTTTAGCAGCAATTTTATCTCTTTCAAGTAGTTCAGTTGCTAACTGAAAATTTCTTGTTTTTTCTAATACTACATATAATATTGCTGCTTTTTTATTCAAAAAATTATGTATTAATTTTCCATCTTTCTTTACAATATGATTCGTATCATCGAAGATTTGAATTGTATAATTACTAACAACATACAGTTGATTATTAATTGGAATTAGTACTGGAATGTTTAAAGCGTACCTTAAATAGTTAATTTCCTTTTTTGCCCAACCTTTAATATCTTTTATAACTAGGTCAATCAGTGTTTTTCCTAGTTCTTCTTTTATAATTGATTCTACCTTGTTCATCTTTTGTTCTTTTAAGTATATCTTTGTTTACTAATTGATTTGCAGTTAATTGTTCTCTGTCATCTAAATCGCGTTTTGCCACTACAGGTGTTTGTTCATCAAATCGTTTCAGCAAGTCTGCTTCTTCATTTGTTATGGCTATATGTAAATGCTCAGTTAATTCAAAAATTTTCATCTTGATGCCAAATGTATTAAAAGTGTTATGATTGCAGCAAACATGGCACCTATAATTCCTGTGCCCAGAGTAATTAACTGTTTATTGATGCCACCTGACTTATTCGCGACTGTGTCTTTAATTTCTACTATGTGTTCTTCTAATGTAGATAATCTGCGGTCTAAATGATTTAATTTTTGTTCCAATGATGCATATCTTTCGGCACATAATTCAACATGTGCTTCTAAATTTATTTTTTCAATACTGGTAGTGTTTGTGGCCATATATTTCTCTTTTAAATAGTTGATGCATTGTTAAAATAAAAATATTTGCCATAATGAGTGCCCTAAGTATTCCTTGCATCAATAGTTATTTAGTTCTTCGACTCGAAAGAAATGAATGTTTTTTAATGCGCCATAGCTATTGAAAATTGGAAGCATGAATCTGGCGGTTTCGTCTAATCCCAAAATAATGGGCACTTGATCAAAGTCTTGATACAGTTGATCTGGTGTATAGACATCTGTGTGTTCACTGTCAAACTTCACTGCCCATACCCGTTGTTCGCCGGCCATGTCATGATAAAATTCGCCAAAACATTGTTTTAACCCCGATTTACTCTTAAAATTCATGGAGTCTAATATAATGGGACCTTCGCCTATCCTAGGTTGAGTTTTAAGTCCTAAAACTTGCAATACTGTTTCCCAGTTTCTTTGTTGATTTCTTTCCTTAGAAGAGCCACGCAATACATCTGTTCTAGTTATATCGATTATTGTAGTTAAAATAAAGAGATCGTTCATGCAGATATTTATAGTCAACAAAAAAGGCAGCTAAAAGCTGCCTTTTAGTAGTGCTTAAACTATTAATTAAGCGCCAGCGGTTGTAACAAAACGTAGACCAGGCTGTGCAACTTTAACCCCAGTCAAGTTGACCGAACTTACTGTACCTAAAGCAACAATATTTGCTTCGAGATCGGTAGCATTCCAGCTGCTGTCCTCAATAACAACACTTAATAGACCATTGGTTACGCCACCAATACCAGCACTGCTGACTTGATATGCTAACAATGTGCTGTTAATACCGATTGTGCGAAGAATTGCTTCTACTGCTTCACCAGTTCCTAGTGCAGTAGTTAAAGCAACGTTGGCATTTACGGAGAAAGCCTGAATTGGCTTGCCAATACCAGTGCTAATAGGTACACCCAACGAACTTGCTTCTGTGCTGAATGCAATATTGCCAACGCTAACAACGTTTTGTGCATTACCATTTGTACGTGTGAAAACTGCCATTTTGATTTTCCTTTAAAATAATTGCGTTTGACGCATATGATTATTTATACTTTTGACAAAATTAGCTTGTTGTAGAGGGCTTTTGCCAGGATTTTGGCTTAAGAAAATTCTCTCTACTAAAAACGATTCGGTCAATTAATTTTACTGCACTGCCATCATGCCCCACTGCTACAAAGCCCTCGGGCTTAGTAACCTTGTAGCCATTTTCAGATTTAATGAAAGTGCCAGTTATACCTTCAATTTGTTGTAACTTTTTTACTAATTCTAATTTAAGTTCAACTGCTTTTTTGTAAACTGCTAAAATGCCTAACAAAGTATTAGAATTATCTGCAATAAAACTTTCCATGCTTTCTATTTCTTTTCTACGATTTTGTATAGCTACAGGTTCTGGTTTATTGGGATCTTTAGGTTTATTTTTATCTTGTGATTTTTGTAAAACTGCGTCTATTTCTTTTTCTTTAGTCAGTCTGACATAGTTCATAAAATCTTTAAGAAATTCTGTAGGATTGTTTACTTGACTAGTGCCCCCAGGACTTAAAGCATGAGAGGGACTTTTTACTACGCTGTTAATAAAAGGCTTAACGTATTTACCAAATTCATGACTTAAAAATTTATCAAATTTACCGGGATCAATTTTCATGAGAGTGCCGGCAACTTGGTTAAGGCCTGAAATAATAAGTTGATTTTCTTCAGGTGTTAAGCTGGCAATTCCTGTATAATCATTGTAGTATGCATCATCAAACCATACATCCGGATTTTGTTGTAGACCTGCTGCCCTAAAACCAAATTTTGCTCGCATTTCTGGAACATTAGCAAATGGTTTTGCACCTGCATCTAATTCTTCTTGACTAGGTGGATCCCAATCATATACTGTATGAAAAATAATTCCGATTTTTGCTCTACGCCATTTTGCAGCTAACTCACTATTTCTTGATGTTGTATACGTTATAGTGTTAGGAGTACATGCTAATAAAGGTTCGTCGCCAATGGTAATTTCTTCTAAATCTTGGTTAGTAAACAACAGATCACCTTTAATTACTCCGCTGATTCCGAGTTTAGGCAAATACTTCAAGCATAGTTGTAATTTCCTAGCAAGTTCGTCGCTACCATACCATTTTTCGATGTCTTTGGGAGTTTTACAAAGTTTAGGTTCAGTTTTTGCGAAAACACTTTTTGTACCAACAAAAAACTTGCTGTCTGTAGGGTCTGTGCCGCAGTGTATGGCAGGAGCACCATCCCATTTTACTGTAACCTGACTGGGTTCCCCTGAACCCGCTGCTAACATAGATCTGACACTATTTACATAATTAAATGCTTCTAATGCACCCCAATGGCCTTTGTTAAAAATTTCATCTTCAAGATGTTCCAAATGTGTGGCTTGCTCCGATGCGCCTTCTGTTAATAACCATTGAGGTTTTTGATTCTTTATTTCGAATAATTTCATTTAGAACCGTTCTCCGATATAATACGTTTTAATCCCCTTGTAAATTTTGTAGGATCTTGATTTCTTATACTATTAACTAACCTACGCTCCAATTCTTCCGATTGTGACGAATCATAATTTTCTTTTATAAAATTTATCAAATTGATTGCACTTTGTATAACATGACTAGCTTTAGATTCTACTAGATTATGCTTGTCTTTATTTAATTTTAACGAATCTAGTTCGTCTAATATACTACGTGTTTTTTTAAGCACAATAAATTCCCAAATCCTTTATATATTTATTTAATTCATATTTGATTTAAGACCAGCTAACATTTGTTTTAATTTATTACTTTGTATTTCAGCATCAATTTTAGGGGACTCTTCATTTGTTATCTTTGGCTTGATAGAATTCATAATACTACCAATTTGCGGTTTTACAGTACCAGGTGTGCCCTGAGCTTCTTCGCCAGGATCAGTAATACGCAAACTTTCAATATCAAAGTCTAAATCTACCTTCATACCTACACCACTGCTACTACGTGTTTTCATTAACTGAATTTGATAACGTCCGCGTTCACGCATTGCTCGACTTGTAAAAATACCAAATACATTATCAGCAGTATTAATTTTACTGATACCTCCCGAAATATGGCTATGATCAAATTCAATTTCTTCCACTGCACTACGATTCAACTGCGATGCTGTAATCATTAAGATATTAAACTCTTTAGCTAAATTACGTAACTCCTCACTGACATATTTGTCTTTGACAAACAAGTCGTTAGGGCTAACTTTAGCACTCACTGGCATCACAAGATCCAAATAGTCTACCATAATAAAGTCTGCCCGCCGATTTGTCTGGACTTCTAATTCTTTAAGATATGCTCGAATCTGATTTACATTACTCTGCGCTGGCATATATTTGATACGTAGACTGCCTGACTTTTTGCCAGCCATCTTAATTTTCATTTCCAGTGTATCTAAATCTTTAAAAATCTCTCTTGTACTTACATTGGCCACCATACTGTCCATACGCATCGCACACAGTTCCTCACTAAGTTCTAATGTAAGAAATACACCATGTAGACCCTGTGTGATCCAATTAATTGCAATGTTCTGCATGAATAAGCTTTTGCCTGAACCTGAACCTCCTGCAAAAATATTCAGTTCGCCGCGATTCATACCACCAAACAATCGCTTGTCTAAGGTAAGCCACCCTGTTGTAACCTGTCCGTTATTACTTTTGATTTTCATTAATCTGGCTCTGGGATCAGCAAAGTAGTCTGTGCCCATATCCTTAGTAAGACTGATTTGTACTGCATCTTTGATTAATTTTTCAACAGGATCAAATTCACCCTTTTCAATCATATCGGCAGCTTTAAGAATAGCACGTTCTAGTTCTTGTTTTTTTGTAAACGATTCAAATTCTGCCATGAACCAATCATAATGATTTTCATTGAGGTCAGGAACAGATTCCAATTCTATACTAGTTACAGCTTTAATTTGACTAAGGGTAGGCATGGATTTATGTTGATCAACATGATCTTTTATAAATCGTGCTGCCTCGCGTAAACTACGGTCAAAGTTATCCGGATTATAAATGTTTTGTACTCTGATGTAACTTTCAGAGTTTTGTTGCATCATTTCTAAGAATAATTTTTGTAAATCAACACTATAATTTTTATTCATTTTCGATCTTAGCGCAATTAAATGTACAAAACCGTGGTTTTTCTTTTTCTATGCTTTGAAAAAACTCAATTTCTTGATTAATAATTTTAGTCATAGTAGTATTTTTTATATCATATAGATTTTTTTCTTTAAAAAATTTTGACTTATAATAAAAACGATGATCGTTTACATAACAACAGGGAGTATAATATCCAGTTGCAGTTATAAAGTGCTGACGATTATTTTTACATTTAGGATCTATTTCTTGATTATAATTTTTATTATATTTCCATTCTATAATACTATTATTTCTGGAACCGTGAAACTCTATATTAGTTGGTTTTAAATAATCATGATCGGAATCCCATCGATCACTTGGTTCAACAATAAATTGTTTGATTCCTATATCTTCCGACAATTTTTTTGTTGTTTGAATAGAGTCTTCATTAAAACGAAAAGGAATAAATTTCCATTTTGACTTTATGTAACTGTCTGCTACTGTTTCCATTCCAATTAAAATAGATGGCCAGTCTGCATTAATTCGATAATTTGTAAAATTATTCGGATTGCCGTCTACACTAAAAGTTACTGTGTCATTTGAATCTAAATTAGTAACAAGTTCACTCCACCATTGTTTATTTTTATAACTACCGTTTGTAATTATTTCAATTATAGCCCCGTTAGTTTTTAAAAAATTAACTAATCTAAATAAGTCTGGATAATATATAGGATCTCCGTAATTGCCGCACAATAAAACTCGAATATTTTTTAAAGATATGTCCAAAAAATTTTTTAAATCTTCTAAATTTAAATTATTATTCTGCCAGTTTTTTTGTTTAAAAGTTTCTAAAAATTTTGTTCTTGCACATCTTGGACATTTTAATGTACAAATATTTGTGGGTTCAAGATGCAATCCATTTATTGTCATAATTTACTCGATATTAATTTAATTTTTAATGAATTTGTTTCTGTCGCTTGCAAAATTGCTTTCATAGTAAACAATTTCCCATATGTAACTACTGCATCCGAAATGTCTTTCACACGTTCATTCCAGACTGGAAAGCTCACTGACCATCCATATTCCAATGCACAGTCAATTAATTGGCGACCGGGCCATACTGACCGGCCTTGTTTATTTACATGTCGATCAAAATCAGGAACCACAATAACTTGCTTCCCCAAAGATTCTATTAGTTCAGCTTGTTGCATAGTAATGTTGTTAGATAATACAGCTACACCATCTAAGGCCATAGCGTCAAATACACCTTCACATACTATAATAAATTTATTGTCCTTGTGTTGTTGATCTAAATTAAAAACAAATTGACTGGGATGATCACTGTGATATTTTGGCATAATGCCGTCTACAAATGTTCTTGCAGTGTAACCAACAATTTTATTTTGATAACGAAAAGGAATAATAACTCTATGACTTAATTTATGTTCTACTTGAGGAGTCCAATAACATTCATATCGTTGCATGTCTATGCGTCTTTGGTAAACATAATCAACCGCAATCATAAACTCATGAGGAAAATCTTTGTCAGCCAAATGATAAAACTCTGCTATGGCCATAAAACTTTGTGCTTCTGAGGGCAATGTTCTAGGTTCAAATTCAATCGGTTCTTCAGGTTCCCCAATTTGATCAGGTTGGATTAGTTCTCGAACTCTTAGTGCTTCAATGACCAATCTTTGTACATCGTTGTCATCAGTGCCTAACCATTTTAAAAAACGACGATATTTGAAACTTAGTGGATATCCGGGAGTATAACTACTTTTCCATTGACAATTGAAGCAATGATAGGATATGCCGCCATTGGCATTAGTTTTGATGCCTCCGCGGCCACGAGTATCTGCGCTATGACCATTATGGTGACAGCACACTGAGTTAAAACTGATCCAACCACTTTGACTTGTTTTTCTTTTGGCAGGTAGTTGGTTCAGTGTAAAATCTTGAACCGCATTGAACATCTATATATTGTACTGCATTTTTTGAGCGAAATCAACTTATTTCCTGCCAGTTAATGCTAGCATAGATGTCTTGATTAGTGCCGGTAGTCCCATAATAATTGAATGTGTATAAGCAACATCAGTAAATGGGTCACGTACTAATTCATAAGTAAAAGAAACACTTTCTTGAGTAGGTTCACTTGCACTTTGATTGCTAAAATTAATTTATGGGTTCACAAAGGTTGTACTATTTTGATTTACAGCACTTTGATAAACTGTACCTATTTCTGTTACAGTGATAACGGTACTTGCCCCGCTCGCTGGCAGTACGCTGATAGTTTTACCAATTCCACCCATGTTAATATAAGTAGGTATGTTCTGTGGAATTTGTCCTATATTTGAACTAAGAGTTGCTGCTGCATTAATAGCATAAACGCAGGTAGTATTTGCAACCACACGAATTTTGGTACTGTTTAATGAGTTAGCACCCGCAACGTTTGCGGCTGTTGATGTTACGACTGTATAACTGGCCATATTTCAATCCTATTTCTTATATTTATATAATTAACAAATTAAGGCACTAACAATAATTTGGTAAACCCTGAGCTTATTGCTTCAGTATTTGATCCACCATAAGGGTTGGCACTAGCAGTTGCAGTAAGGGCAGAGCTAGGTTTTGTAAAATTTCCTGTGTATACTGCAAGTCCTTTAACAAATCTGAAATTTGTAATGTAACCCACAAAAGCTGAATTGGTTGCAAAAGTGTTTGTATTACCTACTACAAATGTTGTAGCATTTTCTGTAATATTATTTGTATCGGTAATTTGACTGCCGCGAAGTGTGCCGTCTCTATACACTTTTGTAATGCCTGATTGTCTTACCACTGCAAAATGATACCAAGTACTTGTAGTAGTTGAGCTTGCCGAACTATATCTAACACTATTGTTTGCCCAGTAATAGAAAGTTGCACTTTCGATACTGACGCCGATTTTTATGTTTGGATAATCGTCGACCGTAAAAAGTCTCTGAAATTGTGCCGTACTTGTTTGATAAGAAAACCATTCAACAGTGAAATCACCTGTGCCAACTGCCCAATCATTACTGCCAGGAGTGGTTATATATGAGTTCACAGAACTACTAAATTGATAACTATTGCCACCACCGACAAATGGACTGACATTCTGAACAGATACAGAACTGCCTAACGTCAATGTAGGATTAACAAAACTGCTGGGTTGATCGACCAATCTTTTTGCAGACATTATTTGTAACATTATGCCAGCCATGTTATGTTAGCCCTGTGCCGTTAATAAACCAAGTGTCTGTGGCCACTTTCATCAAGGTAGCCATACCATAATTGCCTAATGTACGTGAAGCTGATGTACTATTTCCAGCAAGATACATAGTTACTCCACCAGCTGGACTAACGGTCAGATTAGCAGTCCCTTGCTGAATAATGCTTATGGCTGCTCCTATTTGAAATGCCACCGTAGCATTGTTTGGTACTGTGATTACATTTGCACTGTTTGAACTGAAGTAATGTTTGCCTGCATCGGTTAAAGCCAATGCGGCATTGCTGGTAAATATGATCTGGGGAACATCTCTGTAACCTATAGCAAAACCGTTTGTTGTGCCAGTTATGTTACCCACTGCCGAAACATTGCCAAGTGATGTTAGATTTAATGTAGTTATGCCGAGTGTAGTAAATTCTGTGCTGCCTATATTGTTTACCCCAACGACGATACTACCATTAGCTGTGGGTATGTCTATTGTACTTGTACCGTTTGTGATGGCTGTGCCGTCAGGTAATCCAGTAAGTTGGCTCCCGTCGCCTATGAAGTATGGTGCGGTGATGTTGCCGGGAGCAGTCAGCACACCGTCTGTGCCAAATGTCCAGGTCCAGCTGTTACCTGTAATATCACTGTCAGTTTCGATAGTAGCACCATAACCCAAAGGTGCTACTATTCTGAATGCGGAACCGCCGCCTCCGCCGGGTTCATCACCGATAAAGGTATTGCCTTCAAACTGAATGTAGTTGGGCACTTTCAGATCGCCACCGGTGTCAAAGGTCCATGTATTCGTTGCAGCAGTTGTTATAGTTACATCGCCGTCCGATAAAGAAATGTTTATGTTGCTTGTGCCATTTGCAATAGAAGAACTACTTCCTGCAGGTCCAGTAGGACCCTGGGGTCCTGTATTACCAATTGGTCCTTGCGGACCGGTGTCACCTGTAGGCCCAGCTGGTCCTTGCGGACCGGTGTCACCTGTAGGCCCAGCTGGTCCTTGTGGTCCTTGTGGGCCTGTGTCACCAGATGGTCCTTGTGGACCCTGAGACCCTGTGTTACCAGCTGGTCCAGCTGGTCCTTGTGGTCCTGATGGACCAACAGCAGTATTACCATTTACTGTTAAATTTCCTGACCCGTCAACACTTAAAGCTACTCCACCCAAATAAATGGTATTATTACTAACCCATAACTCACGCCATTGATTGGTTGAAGACCCCAATGAATAAGTTACATTCGAACCAGGAATAATGTTACCATTGACAATTAAACTACTGTTAGCAACAATTTGACCTACACCATTGGGTGTCAACGTAATATTAGCGTTAGCAGTACGCCCCGTAATTTCTTGACCACTTATTAACAAATTTCCTGTACTACCTACAATATACCCGCCTTCTGTAACTCCATCATGCACATTGATGCTGTAATCGCTAGTATTGATGGTAATTTCACCTTCTGCACCTGTGTAAGTAGAACTTACATTTGCATTTCCTCTTTTAAACTGTACAGTTTTACTCATTTACGATTCCAAATTATTATATACTTATCAATTTATAGGGCATTTAAACTAGCAATAACATTATCAACGAAATCCAAATTTTGATACACTCCTACTATAAAATTTAAATCCAGTATACTCATAACTGCACCAATCGGGGCCACAGTTAAATTACCAGTTTTCCACATTACTGCAGGATAGTGCAATTCTCCAGTGATCGGAAATGACTGATCTGTCATTGGTGTACCAAAACCAACATTTGTAAACACACCTGGTCTTGCAAATGCTACTTGATTTGTATTATTTTCTATCAAGAATTCATTTTTAATTGTTAATGTTCTGCTATAGTTAAAATCTACAGTGCCTTCTTCAATGCCGGAACCTCCGCCCAACAAAGACAAAAACTGTCCTATTTCATTGTCTCTAGGTTGAAACGCACTATTTTCCCCAAGTATAAACATCGCTCCCCCACTTTGTACAAATTGAACCAATTTTGTAGTTGGATCATTGGGGTTAGTAGAATAAGGGCTTGCATAACCTAAATCCCAAATTTGGCTATACACTGACAAATCAGTAATGTTAAGTACACTATAGCTGGATATTAAATCAACTTGAAAATCCAGTGCATTACCCCTTGCTTCTATAACTGGATATAAGTCAGTGTCTGGATTTCGATCGGGTCCCGAATAATAATCGGTATTACCACCAGGTCCGTTAGTTAAAGGGTCATAAAAACATAGAATACGTTTTTTATAAGACCTATCAACTTGTCTAAACCAAAATCCAAGTCTGGCTGCTCCAAAATTCATTATGCATATCCTGTGGTCAGTGCAACATAGTAGTTTGTACCATCATAGAACATGTTTAACATGTCTATGCTGTTTGCAGAAAAACTTAATGTTTTAAAATTACCAGCAAATTTGTAGGCTGCATTAGCAGTCAATAATCTATTTCCTGTAGCATCCTGCGTAAAAATTAGTGTTAAACTTTGCCCAGGGCTCATGTTGTCGGGCGAATTTAATGTAAGATTTCCTGTCAGTGTTGCAGTTTGTACTGTAGCAAGAGCCCTATTAGGACTAAATGAGCCAGATATTGACCCTAAATTTGCCACTACATCCTCTATGCCAGGAATATTAATAGTAGCTACGTTAGCAACATTAGATACTGTAACCCCGTTACCTGTGAAGTTCAACGCAGTGGTTGTCGTAGTAACATTTGCTGCATTTTGCTGTACGACAAAAGCAGAGCCAGCTGGACCACTGGGTCCAATTGGACCTTGTGGACCTTGTGGACCTTGTATTCCTTGAGGGCCCAAATCTCCTTGTGGACCTTGTGGTCCAATCGGACCAATTGGACCAATCGGCCCCTGTGGACCCAAATCTCCTTGTGGACCAGATGGCCCAGACGGGCCGATTGGTCCAATTGGGCCTTGCGGTCCCTGTGTTCCTTGAGGTCCAATTGGGCCTTGTGGCCCTTGCGAGCCCAGACTGCCCTGCGGACCAATTGGGCCAATTGGTCCGATTGGTCCGATTGGGCCTTGAACTCCTTGCGGACCCTGTGTTCCTTGCGGACCCTGTATTCCGATGCCTGTTGGACCTTGTGGTCCCTGTGATCCTTGGGGACCTTGGGGACCTTGAGGACCAGTGGGGCCTTGCGCCCCTCTTACACCAGCAGGACCCTGCGGCCCTTGTGGTCCCTGCGGCCCTCTTGGGCCTTGCGGCCCCTGGGGTCCTTGTGGACCCTGGGCTCCTTGCGGTCCTGTGGGACATGGAATTCCCAACAATGTGTTCAAACTCATGTTCTGTCCTTAAATGTTTCCGAAATCAAAAATAGCACTGGTAATTGGGTCATCAATGCTGCCCAAATCTAATGCAACAGGGGGATCTATTGGGTAAGCAGAATTGCTAACAAAAATTTCGCCTGCTGCACCGTAATTATCATCTACATAACTTGCTACATTACCCCAGCATGTTCCGATTTTAATATTATAGTTATATTGTTCCCTGTCTAATTGCACCAAATCTAATCCCGGAATGGCTACATATCCAGTGCCTATACTGGCATTAGTAACTGTAACATTTGCACTTAACACCACATTGGCATTTGCAAAAACATAATCGTCAACTATGTTAAAAGTTAAAGTGCTGCCCGTGATATCCAATGGTTTTTGATCTGCATTTTGGATAGCTACTTTTATAATATTTGTAACACCTTTGTATAATTGTAAAGTTCTGGTGTACACGAAACTGTTCCTTTGTGTAAGTTGATCCAATATCAAACAATTTGCTTGGATGTCAAATTGTACTGTGATATCATTATCATAGTAAAAACTTTGTAAAGTTTGCATTAAGGTATTTATCTATAAACAATTTCGAACTGTGTCTATTCGAATTTATAAATAGTACTGTGGAATTACATTACCAAAATTTACTAGATAATTATCCGTTTTTGAGTTTTTTGACGTACGGAGGAAATGAATATGTTGGCATCATACAGAATATTGATGACGTGATCACCAGCATATATGATTATTCTGTATTAAAAACGCAAGAACAGAAAAAACTTTATTTAGAATTAGGAGAAGTTTGGTGGTGGGAAAGTAATCGATTAGTACCGATCAATATTTTCCTAAAAAATGATTGGTCACCATTTAGAGTTACTTTAAAAACATTTAACAGTAAAGATGTAGACTTAAAGTACGGCCCGGCACTAAGTCTTAAAGAGGCAGTACAGAAACGCAGTAAACGACGAAGTATAACCTTAGTTCGCCGGGTCATCTAATTAAAGATAATAGTTCGTCTACAGTAATAGAACTTTTAGCACCTTTACTACTATTTATACTAAATTAAAAAATCACACGCCGCGCAGTTATTAGTCAGATAGAAGATTCATATGTACTATAACTAAGTGACTATAAGCAATTGAATGGCTATGCTTAAAATGGTATGCTCCATCTTCGGGCTTATCCCAAATAGTTGTTGAAACAGAATTCCAAGATTTACCCAATAGGTGCCGTTTAGCAGGTCTAATAACTGCCAAAAACATGGCCAATTGCGTAATGTTTGTGACAGGCTCGGGCATTTTCATTAGAGAATCATAATGATTTCCTATGTGTATTAACTGCTCACAGAATGGTTTACTGTACAATCTATGCCAGGGCGGTTCAGTATTCATTAGTTCTATTAGGTGCTGCTCACTTTGTACATGGGTGTACAAATTTACATTTAAAAAATCTAATTTTATGTATCCCCGAGATTCAGCTGTTTGATAATCTAAACTGGCTTGCCCTGTAAACGGGTCTACGGGAATACCAGTTACATAAATGCCAGTATTATGCTTAGTTAATTTATCATCTTTTATGATGCTGGCAGGCACATGTTGAATTCGAGATAAAATTTGCGTTCTATCTGCAAAATCTATATCTACATCTGAAGTAAATTTCATAAATTTGCCTCGGTCAATATTGTTTTACACCATTCAACATCTGCTAGATAATCTCGAAATTTTTGTTGCCAAAAATCTGGATCGATTACAGGCATGATTATTTGTAATTGTTCCGCGTTGATTCCGTTAAGCCAATCAACTCCACTGCTACAATTAAACACAACCCAAGGGCTAATGCGTCCATCTGATATGTGACGACATATGCGATTAGAAGAACCATGCCTAAAATAATTATCGAAATTGCTCGCCAATTTTTCTTCAGTGTCTGCATAATCTTGCATTTCCTTAAGTGAACGTTCCAGTGCATCTTGGACCGATTCTTTTTTAATATACTGAATTAACCATTCTGAGTAAATACTTTCCTTACACCAATGGTCAATTTTTTTATTATTTTTTAATAACCAATCTGTAAAACTACTGACGTTTACTGCACGGATATCAATTAAATACCTTCCAAATTTTACAAAGGCCAAATAAAATTGACTATTTACAAAATCTTCGTAAGTTTTTAATTTCGCACTGCCCTGGGTAATTTCATAAAATCTCAGATATGATTTTAAAGCTATCTGTACTGCAGGTTCATTTTGCTGTTGCCATCGACGTTTTAATTCGCAGAGATGAGCACCTAATGTGCTTTCCCTAACATACGATTTCCCGCAATACTTACAACTATAATTCACCCCAGTTCCTTTTTAATGTCTTGGTCTGACATTCCCATATCTTTAGCCATAGCTTTAATATCGCTTAAAGCGTTTACTTCAGCCAGCAGTTCTATTTCATCCGTTTTCATACTGGGATAAACTTTGGTTAAAAATTTTACTACTTTGGCACTGTTTGCGGATTCTTTCTTTTTAACTGACAACCAGTAATGTCTTTGTTGGCCCATACCAGGACTAACTGTGGTACATAACAACCATTGCAGTTTAGGATGATGACCTAAATCAAAGAAATTTTGATTTACCCTTTCATTGCTGGCTCTTAAATACCATTCTTGAAGATCTGCCATTCCTTCAACATTGGCACTGTATTTCATCATCAAATATGTGCTAAATTTTTTACGTTCCTCATCTGTGAGCTCATCTACAAACTTTCGATTTTTCGTGTTAAGTTGAAGAGTTTCATTGGCTATGCTTAATTTGTCTGTAGTCATACTGGATGGTGTGGGATTGAAGTTGATTCTTGTTGCTTCATTAAAAGATAGAACATTTTAACACGTTCTAACTCTTGTTGCAACACAGAATTATCTCTTGCTGCATAAAAAATTTCTTCCCAAATTTCAAAATCTTTTAGGTCCTGGTCTGTTCTTTCTGGAGTTCTACCTATTTCAATTCTATCGGTGGCTCCAAATTCGCGAGCATAAATTATGCCATTGGCTGTTTCGTAAATGTAATTTACATTAGGTTTAAATCTGGACATCTAATAGAGCCTTAACGTTTTCGTCGATAAAGTACCTACCAATTTCTATATTTTGAAATCCTGAGATCACATCTGCATGCAAAGGTAATTCGGACAAATCTAAATTAGATTTTCTTACAAAGGTTGTGTTGTGAGTTTCATAATTTGCAAAAAAAATTGTAGGTTTTTTACATTCTACTACAGCAGAATGCACGAACTTATGATGTATATGATCGTAATCTCCAAGTTGGTCATGTGTTAATAACAAATCAAAACTTTTAGCAATTGACAAAATTTGCGAATGGGCTGCATCTGTATCAAAACTTATTTTATTGTTAATCATATCTAGATAAGTGTCGGTGTGTCCTAACATTATTGTTGCAACATTTCTTTTGTTCCAAAAATGAGAAATCTCATTTCCCCTCTTAGAGATAGAGTTATATGTAACATAAAGAATAGTCCAATCAAATTTTTTAAAATGTTCGATCAAAGGCCACGCAAAAATTATACAGTCATCGGGATGGGCAACGATACACAATGCTTTCATTCTTAGTCCCAATTGGTAATTATATTGTAAAACACTTCTGCTAAATATTTCTGACTTGCTGGTAATCCGTGATAGCCTGGGTCATCTGCTCCATTTAAAGGATGAAGATACGTTGCATAAGCAGGAGTTTGTTTCCAATCTGTAATGAGATACTTGTCCGGTACAAGATCGGGAATAATCTTTCTTACAGATTCAGCAGTCCATAAGTTGTCCGGCAACACAATAAAATTAATACCATTTAAAAATAGTTGAATTATACCATCTCTGATTATCCATGTATCCATTTGCAATTTCCAATTACTGTCATACAAATGATTTATAAAATATTTAATTGCTAGTTGAGTAGATTTATCTATCTTACTAGATCTGTAAGGGTGATCATAATTTTCAGCAAGACTAAAAATTGTTTCACAGATCATATTATATTCTTTATTGTTATAATTTACATTTTTCATCCCGTCTTGAGGTCTATAACCATTCTGAATACTGTTATTTTGAAGATGATTTTGTAAGTCTGATCCCCAACCTTTATTTTCATTAATGGGCGCTACATAAGGTGCTGCCGCAGCGGGAATTTCCATTCTATCATGAAAGGTGGGGGCAATTATTGCAAAGTCAGGTCGTTGCCTGATTACTTCATCTATCATAATCCTGATCCCACCGTTGCTAACACCTTGTCTTGCTAAATGAACTAAATCCCAATCCAATTTTTTAGCT